GCCGACGCGCAAGCACGTTTTCTGCCACCCGCAATTCGCCAACCTTACCAAGTCGGAATTGCGGCACATGGCCGAAGATAAAGCTCCGGCGCTATCTATCGTCGGGAAATAGCCACTCAACGAGGACTGCGGCGGCGATGGTCAAGAGTAAGTAGATCACGCTGTTTGGCCTGTAGTTGATTGTATCGAATGGCGACGAATTGGCGGTCACTGGGCGGCTTATAGCGCCGTCCAAGCCCCTTGCGCGCCTCCCTGCGCGCTACGTCAATCCATCGGCAGATGCGCCGCGTCCACCAGTCAGCGGTCGTCAGCTTTGGCATGGGTCACTTCGTCCCCCTTGCCCGGATTGCGTTGACGATTTCCTGCGCGTTGTTGTCCGACACGCACAGCCCGTAGACGATTGGGCAAATTGCCTCCCGCTCGGCCTCTGCGACAAGGGCGGCGAAGCGTTGGTCACGAACTTCCAACCATCCGGGGGGATATTCGCCTTTTTCGTAGATGGTGTCGGCGTAGTCCTCGGCCTCCCGCGCCCATCGGATAATGTCCTCGCGTGTCACGGCTTCACCTCCCGCGCCTTAAGCATGGCGTCGGCCATAAGGTATGCAGCCCGTGCGCCGAGTTCAAAATACTCATCGTCTGACTTCGTCCCAAAGTCAATGAACCCCGCCAACGCCTGCCCCGCGAACCAGTCGCGCAGGGTCATGCCGTTGTAGGGAAAAGCCTGATGCGTCGATTGGTTCAACTTGAATTGGCTTGCCGGGCGCGGAAACGCCGGGCCACCGTCGTTAATCTTGCTCATACTCGCTCCTCCAGTCGCTTGACTCTCTCGCGCAGTTCTTCCAGTTCCTTTGCGTACCGCCAACACCGCTCACGTAGTTGCCGGATCTCGGCGCGGTACTCCGTCGTGGTGTGTACCCGGCTGTCCCATTCAGCGTCCAACGGGTCGGGCTCGTAGTGCTCGGTCATACTGTCTCCCTCTCAGTGTGACTGGTACAGATAGCGGCGGCTAGTGCGGATGCGGCCTGGATAGCCGCCGCGACTGCCGGCTCTAGTGCGCTAGGGTCGGCCGGCGGCTCGCACGCCAGTATCAGGTTATCCAGCGCCTCTAGCGCGCGCTCGGCGGCGTTGTGTAGGTTACTCACGCTCGCCCTCCTCAACTAGCCGTGTAACGAACCAGAGCGCCTTGGCGTAGTCCTCATGGGCGTCGCCCTTGTGCCCTGCACGGGATAGGTACTTAAGGGCTGATAGCCGCAGATAGCCCTGGAATTCCTCCGGCGTACTCTTAGCCCTCATGTAGTCGATAGCTTCGATCCCCCCGACCTTGTAATGGTCGGGGTTGATGGTGTCACGTGTCCGCATACTGTCCCCCTTCACCAGTAGTCGCCGCCAGTTCGCCGGCGGCTGCATGCCCAGTTAGGCGGCGGGACGCGGCGCCAGTCCTGGCGCGCGATGGCATGCCGCCACCGGCTACCCGTTAGCCAATATAGCCAAGTAATCATGCGGCATCTCCCGCGCAGTCCCACGCGTGATAGGTATCTATCGCGTCGTCGTCGTCGTCGTCGTCGTCGTCAGCGTCCCACTCTGTGTAGTACGAGTCGCCGTCGCCGTCGGCGTACATGGATTCCCATTCCTCGGGGGTGAAGTGCTTATGCAAGCAAGCATCGGAGCAGTAATACTCACAGCCGCTGTCGATGCAATAGCCCTCGTTCATGCCCTTGCCGCACTCCGAACAGGTGCGAGCGTACTTCTTGTGAGCCATGTCACTCACCCTCCGCCTTAATATCGTCGAGCATATGCTCGGCGATCTCGTGCCAGTTGACATCCTTCAGGAAGGCGCGCGCGTAGTCCACGGCGAGGCCTTCTAACGAGCCGTCCTGCGTGACCACGCTATCGGCGTATTCTTCCAACAGTTGGCCGAGGCCGTAGGCGTCGTCGTCGGCGACCTCGGTTGGGTACAAGTCGCGGACATCCAAACAGTCGAATATCTCTAGCGCAACGCGCCATGTGGCGTAATTAGTCCAGCCGTTGTACTTGGTGTCGGTCGTCATGGTGTAGTGTCCTTTAGGTTAGTTAAGAGCGGGCGGCCGTGGGCGCCGCCCTTAGGATCGGATGATTAGGCGGCTTCTTCGGCGACGGCGGCGGCCGTGTCCGCGCTGTACGGCAACGCGTCATCGTGTGCCATGCGGCACGCCATGCGCGCAACGTCGGCCGTCAAGTCGTTACGCATGGGCATAACGAGTGCGAGCACGCCGATGGTGTTGTCCGTCACTACAGTCGGGAACTCGCCGCGCATGTGGATACGGATGCCGTGTTGTCCGGCTTTCTTTTTCGGCACGTTCCGCGCGATGGAGAGCGCCTCGCACGCGTCGGCGAGATACTGAGTGTTGAGTACGGCCGGCACATGCTCGCCTACGTCATCAGCTTTAGGGACGACGCGGCGCCACTCAGGGAAACGGCCGTCCAATGTGCGGCCGGTAACGGAACCCGTCGGCGTGCCAATAGCTACGGCCGTTTCGTCAATCGTAACAGTAACGTCAATAGTGCCCAGCGACTTGCCGCGCGCGTATTCGCCGGTAAATTGCTTCAACGCGGCGTCAATAGTCTCGTTCGGGATGATGACTGCAGGGTATACAGACTTGACGCCGCGCGCGTTGGCGGCGAACAGGCGATGCCCATCGGTGGCGACAACCTTACCGGCGGCGGTATCCAGATAGATGCCATTCAAGTACGCGCGCACGTCATTTTCGGCGGCGTGGGTACGAGCGGCGCGCAGGGTGGCAAGAGAAACGGTGAGTGTGTACATGGTGGATTGTCCTTTAGTGTGTTGGATTGTACGAGATTAGGTTACAGCAGGTTAGTCGTTCAATGCAAGACAGATTATTGCGCTCGCCTGCGCAAACAGGGCGAGGCCAAGTGTGGCGGCTCCCATGTAGGCGCCGAACGTGAGGATCGCGGAGCAGCAGAACAAAAGGTTGGAGAATTTCATGGGGTGTACCTCAGAGCGTAAAGTCAGAGAGATTGTTGGCGAACATAACGCCCCACACCTTGCCGCCCGTGGTGAGGCTATAGACGGGTTCAGTACGGCAACGCATTCCGTTGTAAGCATTTTTAATATGGCGAATGGCGACAAATTGGCCGGCGGCCAAGTCGTCTTCACCGTTTTCGGTAAACACATGCGACTTGACGCGGGCGGTGCGGAACAGTTCGTACTTCTTCGGGTTAGTTTCAAAATCTGCATGGTCGAACATGGCGTGTACCTCAGTTGCGTTGTCGATGGGTGCAGAGTAGACGCGCGCGCGTAGGCTGTCAAGCATTTTTTTACAATGGCGTGTGTGGGCAATGTGGGTAATGGTGTGGGTCATGTTTTGCGGACGAATTGCCCACGCGCAAGTGCCTATAAACATAGGGCGCGAATGGGATTGTGGGCATTGTGGGTCATCTCTTTATCTTTAAGCTAAGAAAAAGATACTACTGTATAAACATACAGCCCGTAGCGGCTGGCGCGCATTCCGTTGGAGCCGCTGCGATTTAATTTTCGTGACCACATTGCCCACATGACCCACAAATCGCCCATGCCTTCGATTTGTGGGCAATGTGGGTCATCCAAAACCAAATGACCCACATTGCCCACAAGTCGATGTGTTCGCACGCGATCGGCTAGCCGCACGGTGCTAACAGTCGGGGGGCGCGTAGCCGTTGCCCACATTGCCCACGCTGCCCACCGCGCCCAGGCTGAATGCGAACGAGAATCATTTGCAACTGTGGGGTGGCCCGGCCCGCGCGGTGGCTGTACCTGTTATAGAGGGGTTGCACAAATTTTTTATTTTTTAACCGCACGCAGTCAGTCCTGCACATCGCTTGTCTTTTGCTTACACGCACGGTAGTGTTGCAACATGTTCAAATCGCTTCCGCACGCACCCCGGCAGTTGAACGCCACTGAGGCGCGGCTACAGGCCATTTATGACGCGGCGGCACTCGGGCTGAAAGGTGATAACCTTGCCTTGGCGGCAGGGCTGTTGCCGACGGAGTACCGCCGGCTACGTCAGATGGACCAGCTCGCCGAGATGGCGGAGGCTAAAGGGCGTGCCGACGCTGAAGCTGAGGCTGCGGGGCAGTTGCGCGAAGCGGCGCGAAATGGCGATAGCAAAGCGGCGCTCTCGCTCCTTCAGCATGTGCATGGCTGGGTGGCGAAGCAACAGGTGCAGGTTGATATCAAGCAGCAGATCAGCGTCATTGCGGCGTTGCAAGAGGCAGAATCTCGCGTCATTGAAGGCCGAGTATTGCAGGATGAACCGGCTGCATTGACCCGCGCGTCTACCACGCCCACCACGCACGCCACCCAAGCCCTAACGGCAGAATATGCAACTTCCGATATATAGCGCCGAGGACGAGCAGCTACTGATGACTCGGCTGTGGTCGCCGAGCGTCAAGGACGACCCCGAGGCGTTCGTGCTGTTTGCGTTCCCGTGGGGGCAGAAAGGCACGCCGCTTGAGAACTTCAGCGGGCCGCGCAAGTGGCAGCGCGACGTGTTGCGCAAGGTGGCCGCTCACATCGCTAAGAACAAGAGCGCGACTGGGTACGACGTGCTGCGCATGGCCACCGCCTCGGGGCGCGGCATCGGTAAGTCGGCTCTGGTCAGTTGGCTCATCCTGTGGATGCTATCGACACGCATCGGCTCGACTATCATCGTGTCGGCTAACTCAGAAGCCCAGCTACGCTCGGTCACTTGGGCTGAGGTGACTAAGTGGCTCTCGCTGCTGCTCAACAGTCATTGGTTCGAGGTCAGTGCGACGCGGGTCATGCCGGCTAAGTGGCTGGCGGAGATCGTCGAGCGCGACCTGAAGAAAGGCACGCGGTACTGGTCGGTCGAGGGGCGGCTCTGGAGCGAGGAGAACCCCGACGCGTACGCCGGTGTCCACAACTTCGACGGTGTGATGGTCATCTTCGATGAGGCGTCGGGCATACCGGACCCCATCTGGGCGGTAACGTCGGGGTTTTTTACGGAGAACACGCCCAATCGCTTCTGGCTCTCCTTCAGTAACCCGCGACGCAACGAGGGGTATTTTTATGAGTGTTTCAACGCAAAAAGGGAATTCTGGCAAACGCAAAGCATCGACGCGCGTCAAGTTGAAGACACCGACAAAGCGGTCTACGAGCAGATCATCGCCGAGTATGGCGCCGACAGCAGCCAGGCTAAAGTCGAGGTCTACGGAGAGTTCCCTTCAGACGGCGACGACCAGTTCATTGCTCCGCGAATTGTGGACGAGGCTGTGGCGCGCGCCCGCTACAAGGATGAGACGGCTCCGCGAGTCGTTGGGGTAGACCCCGCCCGATCCGGCGCCGACAGCACCGTCATCGTCGTAAGGCAGGGGCGCGACATTGTGGCAATCAAGCGCTACCGGGGCGAGGACACTATGGTCACTGTCGGGCGCGTCATCGACGCGATCGAGGAGTACAAACCCGCGCTCACGGTGATTGACGAGGGTGGGCTTGGCTATGGCATACTTGACCGGCTGAAAGAGCAGCGGTATAAGGTTCGTGGGGTAAACTTTGGCTGGAAGGCTAAGAACCCCGTGATGTGGGGCAACAAGCGCGCCGAGATGTGGGGCGACATGCGGGAATGGCTACGCACGGCGAGCATCCCGCCTGATCGGCTACTCAAGTCGGACTTGTGCGGGCCGCACACCAAGCCTAACTCGTCGGGGACGATCTTCTTGGAAGGTAAGAAAGAGATGAAGGCTAGAGGTCAAGCGTCGCCGGATGCGGCAGACGCGCTCGCCGTCACTTTCGCCTACCCGCTTGCAAGCCGTGAGGCGCGCGACATACCAAGACGAGTGGTCGCCCAGCAGGGTGGCAACGGCATGGCGAGCAGTTGGATGGGGGCCTGATGGCACGCAAGTCGGTCAGTCTGTCGGTAGGTCGCGGTGAGAAGCAGCCCGTGTCGAAGGGTGCGGGCTTGACGGCCAAGGGCCGAGCCAAGTACAACCGCGCTACGGGTAGCAGCCTCAAGGCTCCTGCGCCCAGTCCCAAGACTAAGGCGGACGAAGGGCGTAAGAAGTCGTTCTGCGCGCGCATGAAGGGTGTGGTGGCTAAGGCCAAGGGGCCAGCCGAACGGGCACGGGCGTCACTAAGAAGGTGGAAATGTGGCTAAGCCAGGCTTGTATAGTAACATTCACGCTAAGCGGGCGCGCATTGCAGCCGGCAGTGGTGAGAAGATGCGCAAACCGGGCGCCGCAGGCGCACCGACCGCTAAAGCGTTCCGTCAATCGGCTAAGACAGCCAAAAAGAGGAAGTAATCATGCGATACGGCCCCATGGGCGTTTCCAAACGCGCCACAATTGGCGAAATGCTGGCCCAACCCTCTGCTTCGGCTGCTCAGCAGCCTCGGATGCCGATGCCGCCCCGGCGCGTGTCTGAGGACATTATCCGCACAACGACGAACTTCCGCCCCTCGCCCATGCCGATGCGCAGCCGGGGGAGAGCTCGCTAATGCCGCTCGTTAAGTCCGCAAGCAAAGGCGCGTTCCGCAAGAACATCAAAGCGGAGATGCAAGCTGGCAAGCCGTCAAAACAGGCTGTAGCGATTGCGTATGCGGTCCAGCGTAAGGCACAAGGTAAGAAGCGCAAGTAATGGCAAAAGACCCCACAGGGCTTAGAGGCGCCGCTCGCGTTGCCAACACGCCGACCAACCGGGGCAAAGCCGCCCGCGACCCAGCTGATGTACTGGCCACGGCGCGCTCGCGCCTTACTATGGCCCTCTCGGCGTACTCTGACAGCCGCCAAGACGAGCTAGATGACCTGCGTTTCATGGCAGGATCGCCGGACAATCAGTGGCAGTGGCCCCAAGACGTGTTGGCAACGCGCGGCTCGGTGCAAGGACAGACGGTCAACGCGCGTCCGTGCCTGACCATCAACAAGCTGCCGCAGCACGTGCGGCAGGTAACCAACGATCAGCGTCAGAATCGCCCTGCTGGTAAGGTTATTCCGGTCGATGACAAGGCCGACGTTGAAGTAGCAGAGGTTTTTGACGGAATTGTTCGTCACATCGAGTACATTTCGGATGCGGATGTCGCCTACGACACCGCGTGCGACAACCAGGTAACTTATGGCGAAGGGTATTTCCGCATTTTGACGGAATACTGCGACGAAAATACGTTCGATCAAGACCTTCGCATAGGCCGCATCCGAAATAGCTTCAGTGTGTACATGGACCCGACCATCCAAGACCCTTGCGGGGCGGATGCGGAGTGGTGCTTCATTACCGAAGACATCCCAAAGGCCGATTTTGAGCGTGCGTACCCCGATGCAGAGCCGATTTCGTCGGTTTTGCAGCGTGGTGTAGGCGATCAGGCGCTTTCGCAGTGGATTAACCAAGATACCGTCCGAATTGCTGAGTATTTCTACAAAGAACACAGTAAAGAGACGTTGAATCTGTATGCCGGCAACCAAACGGCGTTTGAAGGGTCGCCTGAAGCGCAAGAGCTGGAAATGCTCGGCCTTCAGCCGATCCGTAAGCGCGAAGTTGACGTAAAACGCGTCAAATGGGTCAAGACCAACGGTTACGAACTGCTTGAAGAAAGCGAGTGGCTTGGCAAATGGATTCCGGTTATTCGTGTAATCGGTAACGAGTTTGAAGTTGAAGGCCGCATGTACGTGTCGGGCCTTGTGCGTAACGCCAAGGACGCCCAGCGCATGTACAACTACTGGGTGTCGCAGGAAGCAGAGATGCTGGCCTTGGCGCCCAAGGCGCCGTTTATCGGCTACGGCGGCCAGTTTGAAGGCTACGAACAGCAATGGAAGACGGCCAACACGACGAACTGGCCGTACCTCGAAGTTAACCCCGACGTGACAGACGGACAGGGCGCAGTCCTGCCGCTGCCACAGCGTGCCCCGCCACCGCTCGCCCAGACAGGCTTAATCCAAGCAAAGATGGGCGCTGCCGACGACATCAAGGCCGCTACCGGCCAGTACGATGCCAGCCTCGGTATACGGTCCAATGAGCGCACGGGTCGGGCCATCTTGGCGCGTGAACGGCAAGGCGACACAGGTACATATCACTTTGTAGATAACTTAGCTCGGGCTATTCGCTATGGGACGCGCCAACTCGTTGATTTGATTCCGAAGATTTACGATACCCAGCGTATCGCGCGAATCATCGGCATTGATGGAGAAACCGCGACGGCTAAGATCAACCCGATGCAGACTGAGCCTGTCCGCCGAGTAATGGACGATGCGGGTATTGTGATCGAGAAGATTTACAACCCGTCTGTTGGTAAGTACGACGTTGCGGTCACGACCGGCCCGTCCTACGCGACCAAGCGCCAAGAGGCGATGGACGCGATGGGGCAAATTCTGCAAGCCAATCCGGCGTTGTGGCAAGTTGCAGGCGACTTGTTTGTCAAGAACATGGACTGGCCAGGTGCTCAAGAGATTGCTAAACGGCTGGCTAAGACGATTGATCCGAAGCTAATGGCGGACGAGGACGACCCGGCGCTTCAGGCTGCCCAGCAGCAAATGGAGGCTATGGGGCAAGAAATGCAGATGATGCAGGAGATGCTCCAGCGCGTGCAGCAGTCGATGGAAGCCCGCGAGGTGCAAATCAAGGAGTTTGAAGCCGAGGTCAAGGCGTATGGCGCCGAAACTGACCGCATCAAGGCAGTTGAAAGCGGTTTGAGTGAGGAACAGATTCAGGACATTATAATGGGCACTTTGGCCGGCATGATGAATAATGGCGAGCTTGTGTCGCCTAGCGCAGAGCGCGAGATGCCCATGCAGCCTGAGATGGGCATGGGAACCCCGCCGCCGATGCCACCTGAGATGGGCATGGGAGCGCCGCCACAATGAGTTGTGAAGTCTTTATCGGGCACATCTTTCTAGCTCGGGATGTTGCCCATTCGACGCACTTGAACACCCGTAACTACGCAAAACATAAGGCTTTGCAGAAGTTTTACGAGGGGGTTATCGAGCTATCGGACGCATTTGCTGAAGCGTATCAAGGCCGGTATGGGCTAATTGGCCCAGTCGCGCTACAGTCGGCTAAAAAGACGAACAATGTGCTCGACTTTTTGCAGGACGAACTAAAGACGCTTGAGGAAATGCGTTACACGGTTTGTAGTAAAGAGGATAGCCCTCTACAAAATTTGATTGATGAGATACTGACGTTGTATCTTACGACCATTTATAAACTGCGCTTCTTAGCGTGAGGGTAGAACATGGAACTTCTTAATCCGATGGCCGATGCCGTATACCCCGGTCGTACGGTAGCGTACACGGGCACCGCTGGCTCCACGGCGACTTGGCAGCCTGGCCCGCAGGGCGTAGTAGTGTGGTCAACAACTAACGCATACATTGTTGTAGGCGAGGGTGTGACTGCAACGACTTCTAGCACTCCGATCCCCGCGGGCGTGCCTATCGCGTTTAAAGTGCCTGAAGGCACTGGCGCGCCGTGGCGAGTAAGCGCCATTCAACAGGTTTCTGGCGGCTCAATTTTTGCCAAACCTATCAACATCCGATGAGTTTCGGGGACGACATTCGCAACGGCGTTCCTATCGGGTTGCCGTCAATTCTGTCGTTGGGGCTGCCGCCTCTGGTCAACCCGTACCCCGCGCTTAACCTTGACTTCATTAACAATCCGCTTGATCCCCGCATCACCTTCACCCGCGCAACCACGGCGACCTATTTCAACTCGTCTGGCGTACTGTCTACGGCTGCCTCTGGCGAGGCCCGCTTTGACTACAACCCCACAACGCTTGCAGCGCAGGGCTTGCTCATTGAAGAGGCACGCACCAATTCCATCCGCAACAACACGATGGTGGGTGCAGTGGCGGGTACGCCGGGGACGGTGCCGACGAATTGGAGTGTGGCATCAGCGGCAGGGCTGACAACGAATGTTATTGGAACCGGAACATCCGGGGGCGTTACCTACATCGATTTGCAAATTACTGGAACGACTACGGGAACTTCATACATTTTGGTTCCGGAAGCGGCAACTCAAATTGC